GTGCTCGTGGGTCCCTTGAGCAGGTGGCCATCCACGCCGCCCTCGATGTCGTAGAACCCAGAACTCTCTGCCTTGGAGTACCACTCACGCTGCAGCCTGCGAAACTCTTTGGTCTGATTGAACTTCTTACTTGACACTCGCCCAGTCCTTTCCCGTCACTGGTTCAGCGACGATTGGCACCTTGAGGCCCAACGCGGGGCCCGCACTCTCAAGCGCGTCGCGCAACACCGTGCACGCGTGCTCGCCACAACCAATGGGGTGCTGCGTCAGCACCTCATCGTGCACTGTGGTGACTATGGTGTACGCCGATGGCGCCGTCGCTCGGTACTTGTTCATCCCCAGCACTAGCAGGTCTCTCGCTCCCCCCTGAATCAGGTAGTTGACGACGATCCGCTCCCCATGTCCGCGGATAGACCACTCTAGACCGGTTGCAGTCGGACTCTTCCCCCGGCGGCGGCACCCAGCCACGTACTTCTTCTTCAGGCGTGCGTGCTCGATCGGGTTGACTGTCTTCAGGTAGTCCGGGTTCAGCTCCGGGAAGTGCCGGATCCTCCCGGCTAGGGTCTTCGCCCACGGGTTAGTCCCCCGCCCCTTCACTACCGTCAGGACCCACTCCTTCCACTCTGCCACCTCCGGGTACTCCGCCTGCAGGGCCTCGATCTTCTCGTCGGCCTCCTTGCGGCTGCACCCGAGGTCCGTGGCCAGCTTGTCGGGACCACCTCCGTACAGGAGGAAGCCGAAGTTCACCGTCTTCGCCTGAGAACGGGTTATCCCCATGGCGTCGGCCGTACGCTGATGCAGGTCCGCGCCGTCCACGAAAGCCTTCTGGATAGAGCCGCCGCAGTAGTCTGCGAAGTAGCGAAGCTCGACCTGGGAGTAGTCGGCGCTCGTAAACTCCATCCCCGCGTCGGGAATAAAACACGCGCGAACCGCACTGGCCCACGATCCGTGCGCTGGCATGTTCTGGATGTTCGGGTTGCTCGAGCTGAGCCTCCCCGTCACTGTCCCGAAGTGGAAGAGGTCCGGGTGTAGCTTCTTGTCGCTCCACTGCAGCGCCTCCTCGATCAGCCCGTCCGTGTAGGTCGTCACGATCTTGGCTACCTCCTGGTAGCCCAGCTTCACCTCGGCCAGCCTCTTGCCGTCGATCGTCGCATTCTTGGCATTCCATTGCATCACTGAGCCCCCAGTGCTGTGTTGCCCGCCATCTGTCGTACCGTGAGGCACCCATATTCCCTCCTCGAACAGCTCCTGCTGTTGCTTGCTGCTTGTGATGCTGATGTCCGGGACGAGGGCGTGCCACTCCCGCTCAAGGTCCCGTCGCTCGGCCTCCGCTCGTTCCCGCAGCTCCCGGAGCCTGCCCTTGTCTAGCCGGAAGCCGGCGAGCTTCATGTCTGCCAGCGCGTGGGCAAACCCACACTCCTGCCGGAGCCAGTCCATGTCGAGTCCCGTGCCCATGAAGTACATGCCCAGCTCGAGCGTGTTCACGGCATCGTGGCCGGCGTAGATCTTGACAGCGTCGCCCGTCTTGTGGCTGATGCTCGGGTCATACTCAGGGCTGGTGCGCCCCAGGATGGTCTCAGCCAGGTGCTTCAGGCCGATCCCGTAGCTACTACCCGTAACCAGCCAGGCGGCCACCATGCTGTCCAGGAGGCCGGGAAGGGGGTATCCAGCCTGCGTCATGACTTGGTGGTCGAACTTGGCGTTGTGGGCCCACACATAGCCCTTCTTGGCGTGGCCCTGGAGCCGCGTGCAGATCTCGTGCAGGTCCATGAACGAGGCGTTGTTGCCCTTGTGGCGGAAAGGGACATAGTACGTCTTCCCGTCCTTGAACGCGAGACTTATCCCCAGCAGAGCTGCGTAAGTGATGTTCACGAAGTCCCGGCCCCGCAGGAGGGGGCCAGCGACCTCCGTGTCGAAGCCCAGCCAGTCCTCGTAGTTGTCAAGCTTACGACACAGGGTCTCCACCTTGGCGGGCGTGTTGACCAGCGTGACCTTGATCGGCTTCTCGTCGGGAGAAGTGAGCTGCAATTCTGCAGTGTCCGGTGTTTTGTCCACTATTTCCACGTGGACGTTGCCCACCTCGTCCTCGCCCCAGACGAACCCCTTTTCTAGTAACTTCACCGTCCCTGCCAATCCTTCAGCTTGTCCACACAGCTGTGTCCGCAGAACTTCAGCTCACCGTCGAAGGCGAAGCTCTTGACGTAGGGGCAGCCCAGGGCTAGCTCCTTGTCGCAGTTGGCGCAGTACCCAATGATCTGGAAGCGGTCGAAGTTGTAGTACTCGTCCTTGAGCTTCTCTGCCTCCGGCGTCTCCCCAGGGATGCGGGAAGCCAGGCTGGCGTGGAACTCGGGGCTCTCATCTTGCTCGAGCAGCACGATCGCTCGGTCGAGGTACCAGCTCGCCTTCTTCAGGTCCTTGAGGGCGTTGCCCTTGTAGCTGTGCCTGCATACGTACTTGATCACGTTGGCCAGGTGCGGGCTGTCAGGGGTGTACGCCTCAATGACGTCGATCACCTCGATACCTTTTTGGTTGTAGTGGGTCGGGAAGTTTACGTCGTCGCTCATAGCAGCACCTCCAGCGCTTCGATGGCAGCCACTAGAGCAGAGTCAGCCGCATAGCCATATTTACATGCGTCGCACCAGCTCAGACAGCGGTTGTCCGCATGCTCCAAGCAGCTCAGCGCCACCCCAAACGAATCACGCGCCTTCGCCGCTTCGATGACCGCATCGCGGGCGACGGCTATGTCGAAGGCTTTCACTGGGTCGTAGTTACTCACGCCCCCGCAGTAGACGCAGTCCGGAGGCATCATGCGTTTCATTCCGCACTTCAGGCAGCGCGCATACTTGGGTGCTGGGCGGTACAGCTCCTCGCCCCCGCAGTAGACGCAGGGCGGGATGCCGTCCTCGGGCTTTGGCTTTCCTGGTTTAGTGCTCATCGCTTTTCCTTGGTGGACGTCGGGGGACTCGAACCCCCGTGGGTGCCTGCGGTCAACCACTCTCCCACGTCCTAGCTAGTCTCCTAGCCTTTAGCTCTTCGCCTTGGGGCTACGCTCTACGGCGTGCCAGAAGGTCACGTTGAGGAAGCTTTCCGTGTAGTCCACGAAGGCTTCTTCGGCCTCGGTCTCGCCCTCAGCAGGCGGGAAGAGGAACTTGCCCACGACCAGCTTGCCTCGGACAGGGTAGCCCTCGTCGGTCTTGCGGGTGGGGTGGTCAACCTCGAGGATGATCGAGGCGCTACCGGGGTAGCCGTCGTCGGCGATCAGCGCGCCGTTGTTGTCATACTCGTAGCCATCTTCGCCACGGGTTGCGCAGGAGATGCTTGCGATTCGTTTCTTGCTCATTAGAATTTCACCACTTTCTTCGTTGTCTTCTTCTTGGGGGCCGGCCTTGATGCCACGCTCCCGGTCTTCTTCTTGTTACCCATGGGGTACAGCTCGAGGCCCATGCTATTGCCCAGGCTCACCGCTGCCCGCTTCAGGGCGTCCGTCACGGCCTCAGCCGCTGCGAAGTCGATGATCTCGTTGGCCCGGCCAGGCGACACGGGCTTGCCCTGCGCCGTCTTCAGCGTGCCGTGGCCCACTGCCAGTCCGTCGCGCTCGACCTGCTCCCGGTGCGGCCACTCCTCCTTGTCGAGGATGACCTGGGTGGTTACCTCGAGCCGGACGTGTGCGAACCAGCGCACGCTGTCGTCGTTCAGGCTGAGCAGCTGCGTGCTGATCACGCGGTAGCTCCAACCACCAAAGCCGAACACCTCGTTGAGGCGGTTCTTCACGTAGCGGTGGCTGACGTAGCTCAGCCCCTTCTTGTCCGAGATGCAATCCGCGGGGATGCTCTCGTCCAGCTGCTCTTGAATCGTTTTCATGTCTGACATTCTACTATCTCCTCAATCCTTTGTCAAGACGAACTCGCGGTTCATCTTGTCCATTCGTCGTTCCCACTTGGGGTCACGCTCGAGCACGTACGCCCGCATGTCCCAAAAGTTTCGCCACTTCTGCTCCTCACCGCGGTGGATGGTTTCCGCCATGATGATCGCGTAGTCCATCTCGAGCACCGCGAGCTGCGTCTGCACCTGGCAGATGTAGTACTCGGGAACCTCTTTCTTCCACTTG